ATAGATACGTGATTTTCTCGATCTTGGCGTTAATGATAAAGCCATCAAATAGAATGCCTAATGCCGGAGAATAGACGGGATTTAGCGGGAAAAGGCGGGATTTAATGGGAAAAATATGAAAGAGGGATTTCATAGGGTGTAATTAAATGACCGGTATTTTCTTGAGTATATTCCGGTAAAAAGGCTACTTTTTTAATAATCATTATCTGATATTTAATGTAAAAAAATACTAGGCTCTTACATGACTGACAAGATAAGGAGCCTTACTATGTTGCATCTTCGCATAATCCGGTATGTAGAATCCTATGATTTCAAAGCCGAACCGGATAAACCTGATAGCTTTTCAAATAACTGGAAAAATAACAGCCTCGACGATTTCATTTTGCTGAATGATACTACGGAGCTTTTCAAATGCAAATGTCAGAGCGTTGCAAATTATTGCTTCGGTGATATGCTGCCCGGAGATACTGTTTCTTACGGAGACAGCATCGCTGCCGGAGCTTTTACCGTGCGGTGCTTCGTGCCTCCGCGGAAATTTCATGGACAAATCCACGCCATTACGCAGACAGTCGATATTGACGGACAAAAAATTGACCGTAACGCGATGCAGACTACGAAAGGCGGCTACCAGACAGGGCGCTGGCTCATACATGATCGGTTCTCATTTTCAAAAGGAACAGACACGACCTACGCATGGAGTGCGGGCTGCTTTATTCTCTCATCCAAAGACTTGGAACTTTTCAATCAAACACTAAAAGCACACGGCGTACAAGCCGGAGACGAAATTGTAGGCACGTTATCCGTACAAGGAAGGGTACTCTAACACTGCTGACAAATCGTCTCAAGGGATTTTAAAGAATCTCACTATTTTGAAGACCTTATGAAGCGGCTGGAGAGATACCGCCGCTTAAAAATAAAAACTCATAACGGAGGTAGCATTGTGGAACAACAAGCAGGAACAAAAAAGGAAATCAGCATGAAAACCGTGTCAAACATTATGGCGGGAGTTGGTATTTTACTGGTTATCGTTTCATTTGTCTTGAATGCGTGCGGCATTACGCATATTGCAATGACTGATGCGCTGCTCGCCGGAGGCTTTTGCAAGGGGGTGTTTTTACCGGTTGATGCGTCGATCTGGATAAACAATATCTTCAAAGGAAAGCCGGACGATGTTCGCTAAGATTAAACAGGTAGGCATTATTCTTTGGACAGTCATCGCTTCGGCGGCTGCCG